CACCAACTACTCCTCCCGAATTTGTTATAGAGGTGTGAAATGTTTAAATTCCCACCTAAGGTATTAAAGGCATTTGATATACTGGTAGTTAAAACTGAAGTTTTTTCTGGCGCCATATTAACTGTAGAGCCTATATTAGATGGTGTTTTCACAGTTGGATCCAGCTTTGATTATGTTTGGATGATAAGTAAAGGACGCCTGGTATGTACAGAGACAACTACGGGTGAAGTTGTTGAATTGAGAAAAGGTGAATCTACTCTAACAAAATCTTTTTCAAAAGGAGAGTGGAGAATGCAGGTTATGGAAGATACAGAAAGTCTATGTGTTAGTCCTTTTTTGAATGAATCAACGTCACAGATAACAGACAAAGTTGCTCCTTTTGCTATACTTTCTGGACAAAATAAAGCCATATCAAAAGATTCAAAGTTATTTTTAGGATCAGGTTCTTTGCAGATTGATGATCGTACTTTTAATTCTCCTGCACAAATTCGTTTTTCTAAAGGAAATAAGATAGTTCATGCAAATGAAGATTCTTTTGGGTTTTTTATTTTAACATAAATATAATAATCTAGAGAACTCCAACTATAATAAAAAAATGGCCCAAATAACTAACAGACAAGAATTTAAAGACTATTGCCTTCGTCGTTTAGGGTTTCCTGTAATTGATATTAATATCGATGACGAGCAGATAGAGGACAGAATTGACGATGCCATGCAATACTGGCAAGACTATCATTTCGACGGCCTACAAAAAGTCTACTATATCAAAGCAGTAACACAACAAGATATCAATCAGCGTTATATTGATATGCGTCCATCTGTCACAAAAGATGCATCAAACAATTCTTTAAATATTGTTGGTGTAACTAGAATCTTTCCTATTCAAGACTCTCAGGCAACAATCAATATGTTTGACCTGCGTTATCAGTTACGTTTAAATGAATTGTATGACTTCACTTCAGCATCTTATATCAATTACACATTGACAATGCAACATCTGCGTTCACTGGAAATATTATTTACTGGTGAAGTACCTATTCGTTTTCAGAGACATATGCATAAATTGTTTATTGATTGGGCATGGGGTGCTTCTGAGGCTCCTGTTGGTACTATAGTTGTTGCTGAGTGTTATGCATTAATTAATCCAGATGTTTATCATGCTGTCTGGGATGATCGTTGGCTCAAAAGATACGCTACTGCACTCATCAAACGCAATTGGGGAGACAACCTCAAAAAGTTTCAAGGCGTTCAATTGTTAGGTGGTGTTACACTAAACGGTGACAAAATCTACGAAGATGCAGTTGACGAAATCAAACAACTGGAACAAGAAATGGAAAGCAATTACGGCGCACCGCTAGAGTGGTTCATGAACTAAGATGCCAACTAACCATTATTTTAATAACTATAATGCCAAATACACTGAACAACGTTTAGTGGAAGATTTGATTGTTGAATCCATAAAAATAATGGGTGTGACTTGTTATTATATTCCGACCACTTACAATAATCCAACAGATTTTATATATGGTGAAGATCCTCTGAAAAAGTTTACAACAGCATATCCTATTGAGTTATATCCAAAAGATGTTATGGATTATAAAGGAGATAAAGATTTCTTTAGTAAGTTTGGTCTTGAGATTAGAAACCATATAACTGTAGTAATGTCAAAAAGAAGTTTCTCTCAAAGAGTTCCTGTAGATCCTGATTATGGTAGACCAAAAGACGGAGACTTAATTTATATTCCTCCTCTTAATGGTGTAGGTGAACTATATGAGATTAAGTTCGTTAATCAAGATATGGACATGGCTATGCTTGGTCGTAGAGTTCCATATTTTTATGAATTAGAATTGGAGAAATTCAAGTATTCACATGAAACAATTGATACTGGTATACCTGATATTGATATCGTTCAACAAAAAGATGCTTACGCACAAAGATTTACGTTAACTGGAGTTTCAGGTGTTTTTGCTATAGGAGAAACTATTTTTATTAGTCCAGATATTACTTTAGCAAATGCAACTACAACAGGTATCATTGCAGCTTATGATTCTGCAACTGCAAACTTAGATATTAATACAATAGCAGGAACATTCTCTGTTGGTAATTTGGCTAGAGGAGCAACATCAAATGCAAGAGGAACTATTGCATCTACCAACATATATGAACATGCAGAGTATTATGCAGACTATGACAATAAAATAATCAATGCTGAAGGAACTTCAATTATTGATTTTTCAGAAACTAATCCATTTGGTAATATATAATGTCGGCAACATATCACAGAATCATTCGTAAACTTGTAGTTGGTTTTGGTAGTTTGTTTGACAACATTACCTTAACTCGTTACAAAACAGATGGCACCGAAGATAGAAAAATCAAGGTGCCTATTATCTATGCACCAAAAGAAAAGTATGCTGCTCGTTTACTAGGCGATCCAGATTTAAATAAAAAAGTTCAAATCACATTACCTAGAATGTCTTTTGATTTGATAAGCATGGAATATGACGCATCAAGAAAACAAATAACAAATTTAAAGACTACAGCAGCATCAGGAAATCCTAACGTAAAACTTGCACAATATACTCCTGTGCCTTATAACTTTGATTTTTCATTATACATCTATGTCAGAAATATAGAAGATGGTACTCAAATAATAGAACACATATTGCCATTTTTTACTCCTGAGTATACAATAAAACTAAATCTTATTCCTACGATGGGAGTAACAAAAGAAGTACCAATTAATTTAAATTCAGTAAATTACGACATTGAGTATGAAGGATTGCAAGACTCTGATGCTAGGGTAGTTATTTGGACTTTAAATTTTACAGTAAAAGCTTTTGTATATGGAGCAATATCTCAAGCAAAGATAATCAAAGATTCTTTTGTAAACATATTAGATTTAGATTCATCTGTCAATAATGGAAAAGTTACTTTTAATATGAGTCCTTCCGGTTTTGGAACATACAAGGAAGGAGAAACAGTTTATCAAGGATATTCATTAGATACAGCTAGTGCTACTGGTACAGTTGTATACTATAGTAATACCACAGATCAAATGGTAATTACAGATATAAATGGTGGGTTTAAAGCAAATACAGAAATTATAGGACTAGATTCTTTTGCAGAATATACTCTATTATCAGTTGAAGGTGTAAATGCAAATAATAAGATGGTAACAATTAATTCTTATGTGAACCCAGCAAATGCTACCATTAACTCAGCATATACTATTGTGACAACAGTGACGGAGTACAACAGTGACTAAATTTGAAAAAAATATGAGTGATATCTTTGAAGTAGAGCCAAAACAAATTGCTAGTACAGATATTATAGTTAAAGAAGAAAGACCTGTCGTTCAAGTTGATTCTAAGTTAGAAGATGATCTAGAAAAAGATTATAATAAAGTCCGTCAGAACTATGAAGAAATTATCAACAAAGGAGTTGATGCCATAGATTCTATTCTTGAGATAGCCAGAGAATCTGAGCATCCAAGAGCATTTGAAGTTGCAGCTACCATGATTAAGAACGTAGCAGATGCAAACGAAAAGTTAATTATGTTACAGAAACAGATGCGTGAAATACAAAGAGCATCAGGAAAAGAACCACAAACAAGCACTAAAATAGATAAAGCCATATTCGTTGGTAGTACAGCAGATTTAAATAAAATGTTAAAAGGTAAGGAATGAAATACTTCAAACATTTAAGAGAAGAAGTTCAAGAAAGAAAAGATACAAAATCAAAGACACTTCATGCATTTGATATGGATGAAGTATTGTTTCATCACGATCATTCTAAACTAAAAGTTCATGTTAAAGATCAGCACGGTAAAAGAGTTCAGTCTTTGACTAACACAGAATATAATGACCATAAGTTGAAACATGGTCACAGTTATGACTATAGTGATTTTAAATCACACAAAGTGTTTCAGAAGTCTGCTCATCCTATTCATAAGATGATTAATAAACTGAAGGCGATACACAAGAATAATAAAAATGTTGAGATTGTAACTGCAAGATCAGATATGGATGATA